GTCCTCGAAGCAGTATCAATGGTTATGTTAGAGGAGGGTAAAGTCCTTACTAATCATGACTACGAACATATGGAAACACGAACTCCTGTAAGAGCAGGTATTGTACTAAATCATTTTGGAAGTTGGAGCCGTATGTTAGCTATTATGGAAACGAATCTTCCCGAAGTCTGGACACAGATTAAGCTTAAGGAGAATCCTCCACCAAAGCCTAAGCCTGTACCGCCTAAAGCACCAAAGCCCGCACCAAAGGCAGCGGTCAAGCCTGCTCCGGCAGTAAAAGAGGATTAAGATATGAATAAAATCTTTAATCTTACTTCTACTTTCAAGACTCAAGCACAGGATGATGGTTCTGTAATGATTCGTGGAATGGCAAGTACAGCTGATTTTGATCGCGGGTGACTCCATCTCAGTAGAAGCTTGGCATAAAGGTGGACTAAAGAATTTTGAAAAAAATCCAATTATCTTGTTTAATCATGATTATGACAAGCCAATTGGCCGAGCCACAGGTCTGAAAGCTGGACCCGATGGTTTGGAGTTAGAATGTAAGATTAGCAAGTCAGCACCTGCTAATGTTGCAGAATTAGTAAAAGACGGTGTTCTTGGAGCCTTTTCCGTAGGTTTCCGAGTCAAGGATGCTGATTACATTAAGGAAACCGACGGACTTATGATTAAGGACGCTGAATTATTTGAGGTATCGGTTGTTTCCGTACCTTGCAATCAGTCAGCTACTTTTTCGCTCGCGAAGTCTTTTGACTCTGATAAAGAGTACGAAGAATTCAAAAAAACTTTCACAAATCGTGTAGATCTAGCAGGTCAGTCTCTGGCTAAGGATGAAGATATTACTTCGGGAATAGCTAGTGACAACACACCTCAAAGCGCGGAAATTAATTCCGCAGATCAGGAGATCAAGATGGATAATCAAAACATCGACTTGGAAGCTTTTGCAAAGAAGGTAGCTGAAGACACAGCTGCTAAGATTGCTATGAAGCAAGCCGAGCAAAAAGCAGCCGACACAGCAGAAGCCAAGGCATTAGCCGACGTAGAAGTTGAAAAAGCAACAGCTCTCGAAGCTGAAAACATTCGCGTCAAGACTGGCGTTCAAACTGGCGTTGAAGCTCTTATGGCTGACGTACAAGCACAACTTACTGCAAAAGACGCAAAGATCGACGAAGTTATGGCTAAGTATAGCAAAGACCTCGAAGAGAAATCAGTTGAAATCGCTGCTATGCAGAACAGCAAGAAGTCTTTCTCTGATCGTTCTGGAAAAGGCGACGTATCTAAGTGGGGCCAAGATTTCTTGAAAGCTCACCTATTGGGTGTTATGACCAATAAAGGTATGAACACTGCTTTTGCTCGTGACTTGCAAGAAAAAGCCGGTATTGACTACACTACTGCAGCCGCTGACATTGATCAGGAAGTTTCTAATCTCATCGAGAAAGAAATTCAGAATGAGTTGAAAGTAGCTCGTTTGTTCCGTGAAATGCCTGTAAATGGTGCAGCTACTGTACTACCAATCCAGCCAGATGTAGACCCTGCTGTATTCCAGACAGGTGCTGCCGCAGCTGGTAACCTAGAGAACCGTGGAGCATCTAATGTTACATTCCAGCCTAAGCAAGTTATTCTTAACGCTTATCGCTTGATCTCTAGTTCTTTCATGGACAACAACGTAGACGAGCAGGTCCTCATTAACTTGATGCCTATGCTTGTTGAGTCAGTTGCTCGTGCACACGGACGCGCAGTAGAGAACGCTATCGTCAACGGTTCTGGTTCAATTACTGGTCTTGACGGCTATGCAGCTGCTCACGGTACTACTTTGGACGTATCTGACGGTACTCGCCTAACTTCAGCGTTGCTATTAGCAGCTCGTGAAGGCATGGGTAAGTATGGTGTTAACCCAACTGACATGGCTTACATTTTAAGCAATGACGGGTTCTACGACCTATTGAACGATGCTAACTTCCAGACTTTGGATGAAGTTGGTAGTGATTTAGCAGCTCGTATAACTGGTACTATTGGAGCCGTTTACGGTACTCCAGTAATCGTATCTGAGGAGTTCCCAGCTCCTGCAGTTGGTGTTCCAGCAGCTCTTGCTGTTAACACTCGTAACTATGTAATTCCTCGTCTAGGCGGTGTAACCGTTGAGCAGGACTACGAAGTTATGAATCAGCGTCGAGTAATCGTTGCTAGCCAAGCTCTTGGATTTGAAGAGTTGGTAGCTGGTGCAACTGGTGCTGAGCCAGTAGTCAAGATTGATTACATAGCTTAATACTTAACAGTATAGAAACGAGGGGGAGTTAATCTCCCCTGAGTTTTTACTAATGGACTTATAGAATATGGCAGA